GCAAAACGTACTTCCTGAAGTAGTTAAGTCTGCACCATTTGATCAAATGAACGGCAAGTCAAAATCAGGTGAGAACTATCTTACTGTTAAATACGAAAAGATAGTACCACTTCTTATCGAGGCTATCAAAGAACAACAATGCCAGATTGAGTATCTTAAATGTAAAATAGGTTAATAATGGCTTTACCTAGTTCAGGTACATTAAGAATATCATGTATTAATGCAGAGTTGTCAAGAACAGCAACTGTTGCAAATAGTTCATTAGCAGGAGGATCTACTGTAAGTAGCACATCTTTATTTGGTTTAGCGAATCAGTACGGATGTATAAATGTAGCTAGTCCTCACAGTATGAGTGAGTTCTATAACTATACTGCAATTCCTAGAACTTGTTTAGTTTTATATTTAAACGCAGGTGTAGGTACATCTTATCCAGGATCAGGTACAACTTGGACGGATATAGTGAATGGTTATAACAATACACTTACTAACGGTCCTACTTATAGTAGTACAAATGGTGGAGGTATAACATTTGATGGTTCTAATGATTATGCTCAAGGTAATAACAGTTTAGCCTCTGTTATAAGTACCGCTATTACATTAATAGTGTTTGCTAAGGTACCAAGTTATAGTGGAAGAGTACCTTTATTTACAAAATACCAAACCACATCACCTCCTGGATATGTTCTTGAGGTAGGTACACTTTCTAGTTTATGGACAAGAACAATGAGATTTTATGCTCAAGGAGATAATGATCCAAACTATTCTACTGATTATAGAGGTACAGTGCAATTAACAGATAATCAGATCTACATGTTTACAGCTCAATACAGTAATACTCAATGTGTTATGAGAATGTATTATAACACTACTGAAATGAGTGCTACTCAAGCAAATCCTAACTGTTTCGCTGTATTTAACTGGGGAGCTGGGACTAACGTATACTATTTAGGAGGATACCAACCATCAATAGGGGCTTATGGCAATTCTACTATATACAACACTTTAGTGTATAATAGAATACTTTCTTTTAGTGAGATACAACAAACTTATAATGCACTTAGAATAAGAATAGGAGTATAAAATTTATTTTTTTATTTCAATCCTTTTTTGTATATTTATAAATAAAACCCCGTTATGTCACAAGATAAGTATGTTGTGTTCCACGTCGAGGGCGGACTCGGCAAAAATGTAGCCTCAACCGCAGTAATCAAAAACGTCGCTGAAAAGTATAAGGATAGGAAGCTTGTTGTAATGGCTTCATTCCCTGAAGTGTTCTTGAACAATCCTTACATTCACAGAGTATATAGGCTAGGTATGACTCCCTATTTTTGGGAGGATTATATCTCAGGAAAAGATACTATTATCTTGAGGCGTGAACCTTATTTTGAGACTAGCCATATTATGCAGCAGTCTCCACTCCATGAAACATGGCATAAAATGTATGATCTTCCTTATAACAAGGAGAAAGATCTTCCTGAACTATTCATGAATATGATTCAGCAAGAGATGCAATTTACATGGCAAAGACAAAGACCTATCTTGGTACTACATACTAATGGTGGACCATTGATGGATGGAGCCCCTATCTACGCTTGGTCTAGAGACATGCCAAGATATGTTGCTGAAGCTATTGTACAAAACTTTGGTCAACAATACCATATTATCCAGATCTGTAAACACCAATCACAAGCTATACAATCACCAATGGTTGAAGCTGTACATAGACAAATGAGTAACTTTGAACTCTTTAGTCTACTTAAAGCATCAGCTAAAAGAGTCTTGATTGATTCTTGTTTACAACACGCAGCTGCTGCTTACAAACTTCCTTCAACAGTTCTATGGATTGGAACTCACCCTGAAATGTTTGGCTATAAAATGCACTCAAACCTTGTGGCAAAACCACCTGTAGGGAATGTTAAGAAAGTTGATGCTTCTTATTTTGACTATCAACTAGACGGACAGTTCCACGAATGTCCTTACAACTCTCCTGAAGAGATGTTTGATGTACAAGAAGTGTTAAAGACAGTAGCTAAGATCTAATGAAAGTCATATATAGAATCAGTGAAACGGGCTATCCTAAAGAAAAGCCTAACTACATCAATAACAGAGATTGTTTTACTAACGCCTATCAGAAGTTAGATAGTGAAACAACAGAGTTCATTGTTATAGCTGATAATATAACTGATGAGACAAGACAGTTCTTACAACTATACATAGATAATATCATAGATGTAAGTGTAGGCCACGGTGCAGGCACATTCAATATAGCTTTAGACATGGCTATAAAAATGGAAGATAATGAAATAGTCTACTTCTTAGAGAACGACTATGTACATCGTGAAGGTGCAAGAGAGGTTATAGAAGATCTTTTTAGTTCAGACTTACTATTTGATTATGTAACTTTATATGATCATCCAGACAAGTACATGAACCCTTATGAAGGAGGAAATCCTTTCTGTTCAGGTAAGTCAGAACAAACAAGAGTCTTTCTAACCAACTTAAGCCATTGGAAGTATACTAATTCTACAACGATGACTTTTATATCAAGAGTTAGTACACTAAAAGAAGACGAAACCATACTCAGAAAGTGGACTAGTGAAACATACCCGCATGACTTTAACATGTTCATGGAGTTAGGACAAAAAGGTAGAAAGATTATCTGCTCTATTCCTGGATACTCTACACATGGTGAAACAAAGTGGCTTAGTCCTTTAATCAATTGGAAACAACAGTTATGAAAAAGTTAGCAGCATTTATTATTGAAGACAGACCTTTCGACAATTTTGGTAAAGTGTGTTTCGAACACATGAAGCATTTGCCTGAAGGTACAGACTTATTTATTTACACATCTGAAGAGGCTAAGCCTAAAATAAAGGAGCAGTTGATTAAGTTCAAACTGAACTACAAGTTTAGACCTATGCAGTATGATGTGCCAGTTCCTGTTACTATAAAATATATATCAGGTTTAGAAGAGGCTTTGAAAGACAAGAGAATGAAGTCTTTATTTAACATGTGTATGTTCATGACTCAGCCAGACTTTTGGAAAAGCTTTTTTGACTACGAAAGAGTCTTGATGTTTCACATGGATACAGCTATCTTGAAAGACGGTATAGAAGATTATTTACAATACGATTATATTGGAGCCCCATGTTACAACTTTGTAAAGGATCAAACTATCCAAAACGGTGCATTGTCTATCAGAAACCCTAGAATGATGGAGTATATATGCCGTATGCATGGTTGGACAACAGACCTCCAAGACCTAATGGTGGTAGGCCAATATTCCTCAGCTTCATTCTTTGCTGAAGACATATTCTTTTGCCTTAGAATGATCAAGTACAATATTGGTAATTATGCTCCTTTTGAGGTATCAAAGAAGTTTGCCTGTGAGGTTAAATACGAGCTAGGTACCTTAGGATACCATGCCATAGAAAGATATATGACTGAAGAAGAGGTAAAACAGATCAAAAATCAATACAAGTAGTTTTCATCCATTTTTGTATATTTATAAATAAACACACAATTATGTTAGTCTTTATCGTTATCATTGCTATCTCTGCTGTAGTTGCCTACTTCGTAGTAAACAGCAAAAAGAAACCAGCAGAACTTCCAATTGAACCTAAGGTGCAATCTACTGTACATCCTGTTAAAGAAGAGGTTAAAGTTAAAGTTGAACCAATCGCAGAAGTACAAGTTGCTGAACCTAAAAAGAAAGCAGCTCCAAAAAAGAAGGTAGTAAAAAAAGAAAAATAACATATGAACAAAGTTACACTTAAGCTCCACGAATTTTACAACCTAGACGCAGAACTAAACGGCGTAGTAAACCAACAAAATGGTGAAGTTGTATCTAAAGGTCTATTGGCTGAAAAGATCAAACTCACTACAAAGTATTGGTTAACAGACCTAGCTAAAAAAGTAGCAGCAGAAAAACAAGCTGTTGAAGCACTCAAAGAAGAGTTGATCAAGAAGCACGGTGAAGCTGACGACAACGGTGCTATCTCTATTCCAATGTACATCAACATCGTTACTAACGAAGAAGGTGAAATTGTATCTAGAGAGGTTAACCCTAAGTTTGTTGACTTCCAGAACGACTTTAATGCTCTACTTCAAGAAGATAAAGAGCTAGAATATAAAGCTTTCAAACTAGATGAGTTTGAGAATGTAGAATCAGACGGTGTTTACACCACATTCTTCAAGCTTGTTGAAGTTGGTGAATAATTTGATTTTGATTATTAACATAAGGCTCTCTTTTTGGAGAGCTTTTTTTCTTAACAGGGTATTACATATTTATTATAGATAATTGTTATGGGTAAAATAACCGACACAGAACTTCAGAGAATAGAGCTACTTAAAAAAGACGCCCTAGAAGTTGCATCAGCCTTAGGAGAACTTTCATACCAAAAACTATCCATTGAACTTTTGATTGAAGACCAAAAAAAGAAGATCAAACAGATCAAAGACCAGGAAGAAAGACTACTCCAAGAGCTCAAAGACAAATACGGAAACGTCTCCATAAATATCGAGACTGGAGATTTTAGCTAAAGTGTTTTGAATAAAGTATTGATATTTATTACTAGATAAAAATAACATAAATGGCCGAAACACTCATTAGCCCAGGAGTTTTCTTGAATGAAAACGATTTATCACAAATAACTCAGGGCCCAGTAACAGCAGGTGCTGCTCTAATAGGTCCTACCGTAATTGGTCCAGTAAACATCCCTACAGTAGTAACAACTTACTCTCAGTATAAAGCACTCTTCGGTGCTGCTTTTGTTTCTGGTGGTGCCAACTACGAGTACTTGACTAGTATTGCTGCTCTTAATTATTTTGAGCAAGGAGGAGAATCTATCATTGTAACTAGAGTTGCTTCTGGTTCTTATACTGAAGCAACCGCTTCTGTAGCAGGTATCAATGGTAATACTTCTTTCCAATTGAGCACTTTGTCTGTAGGTAGCATAATGAACAACGTAAATGGATTTGCAGCTGGAGTAAGTGGCTCACTTCCTTCTGGTTCTGAAGCCAACGTTCGTTGGGAGATCACAGGCGTAGATACTGGTTCAGGTGTTTTCAGCATCAATATTCGTCGTGGTGATGACTACAGCAACAGCAAAACTATTCTTGAAACATGGACTAATCTTTCATTAGATCCTAACCAAAATAACTATATTGCATATGTAATTGGTGACCAAGTACAATCTGTACAACAAGATTCAACTGGTAACTACTACTTGCAAACTACTGGTTCATATCAGAACAAATCTAGATACGTAAGAGTATCTGCGGTTAATCAACCAACTCCAGGTTACTTCAGTGCAACTGGTGTTGCTCAGAATATATATACTGGTTCTATGCCAGCTCTTGGTTCCGGTTCAGTTCAAGGTGCATTTGGTGGTGCAACTGGTGCTATCTATGGTGGATACATCACTGCTACTAACACAACTAACGCTCCACTTAACTTGTTCGAGAACATTAAAACAAGTGCGGCAACTACTGCAGCTAACAACGTACAAGGTTTGATTAATACAGACTACAACATTGCTATCAACCTATTGGGTAACAAAGATGCTTACGACTTCAACGTAGTATATGTTCCAGGTTTGACTAGCCAAAACTCACCAAGTCAAGTAAACAGTGTATTAACTCTTGCTCAAAACAGAGGAGATGCTATCGCTGTAGTTGACATGGTAACTTATGGACAGCAAATTTCAACTGTACTCAATGAGGCTGTAGGATATGACAACTCTTATGGAGCTACTTACTGGCCATGGGTTCAAGTAAGATCTCGTGAGACTGGTAAAGTTAACTTCGTTCCTGCTTCTACATTGGTACCAGCAGTTTATGAATACAACGATAGAGTATCTGCAGAATGGTTTGCACCAGCAGGTCTTAACAGAGGTGCTCTTTCTACAGTACTTCAGCCAGAAAGAAAAATTGGTGTAAACGATCGTAACTTGTTGTATCAAGGAAAAGTTAACCCAATTGCTACTTTCCCAGGTGTTGGTACAGTTATCTATGGTCAAAAGACACTTCAACAAAAGCCATCTGCTCTTGATAGAGTAAATGTAAGACGTTTGTTGATCGCTCTTAAATCATATATCGGACAACTCGGTGAGCAAATCGTGTTTGAACCTAACACTCAAGTAACTCGTAACAAATTCTTAAACCAAGTTAATCCATATTTGGAATCAGTACAACAAAGACAAGGTCTTTATGCTTTCCAAGTAGTAATGGATGAGTCTAATAACACACCAGATGTAGTAGATCGTAACCAATTAGTTGGTACAATCTACTTGCAACCAACAAAGACTGCGGAATTCATTCAACTTGACTTCAACATTCTTCCAACTGGTACAACATTTGGTCAATAAAATAAACACAATTTAAGATGAACGATAATACAATATTGAGAATCAAAGTTCCAGCTCACTTATACGAGAGTGTAAAAGAGCAATTGACTATCACTGAAGCCAAAAAAGCAGGTCATAATTATGGTGCTGGTATGGAAGTAGTGAAAGAAAAGAAAATGAAAGCTCCAAAAGATGGCATGAAGAAAATTGAGGAAAAGTCAGAAGAGAAAATGGAAGAGGCCCCAGTAAAGAAAGAAAGAACACTCGATGAATTGAAAGCAGCTAAAGCTATGCTTGACAAGAAGATCCACGAAATGGAATCTAAAATGCAAGACGAAGCTAAAGTTGAAGAAGTTAAAGAGAAAGTAGAAGAGAAGAAAGAAGAAGAGGAAGGAGAAGAATAATTAGGCTCTCAATATTTATATATAGGTTGCCAATAGTTTACAGACATATAAGACAAGATAAAAACAAGCCGTTTTACATAGGAATAGGAGAGTCTGAAGATAGGGCTTACGAAAGAAAAGGTAGAACAAGAGCTTGGAAACATATAGCTAAAAAAGGTTACGACGTAGAAGTTCTTTTTGACGATTTGAGTTGGGAAGAAGCCTGTGAGAAAGAAGTAGAGTTCATAGCTCTATACGGTAGAAGAGATAAGAAAAAAGGCACTTTGGTTAATATGACTGATGGAGGTGAAGGTACTGTTGGATATAGACATACAGATGAGACTAAAGAAAAGTGTAGATTAGCAACATCAGGAGAGAATCATCCTTTTTATAATAAGAAAAGGCCTGATCAGAGTGAGAAAATGAAAGGAGAAAACAATCCTTGTTATGGTAGAACAGGAGAAAAACATCCTGGCTTTGATAAATGTGGATATTGGTTAGGCAAACCTAGTCCAAAAAGAAACAAAGTTGTATACGACGGTTTCGAATTTGAATCACAAACAGCTTTAGCAAAATATTTAAACAAATCTAAGGCGTATATAACAAAATTGATTAAACAAAATAAACTAAAATAAACATGCCAGTCCTCGATCCGAATGAGATAATGTTTACTTCGTTTGAACCTACAGTATCAAACCGTTTTATCATGTATATTGATGGTATTCCAGCTTACATGATTAAAAAGGCTGATGCACCAGGCGTTACTTTGAACGAGATTAAACTTGACCATATCAACGTTTACCGTAAGATCAAAGGTAAAGCTGAATGGCGTGATATGAGCTTGAGTCTTTATAACCCAATCTCTCCTTCTGGCCAACAGGCTGTAATGGAGTGGGTACGTTTGGCACACGAATCTGTGACTGGACGTGATGGTTATTCTGACTTCTACAAAAAAGATTTGAACTTGTCTATCCTAGGTCCAGTAGGTGATGTGGTAAGTGAGTGGATTATCAAAGGTGCTTTCGTTAAAGAAGCTACTTTTGGTACATATGACTGGTCTACATCTGATCCTACCGAATTGATTTTGTCTATCGGCATGGACTACTGTGTTTTGAATTATTAGGATAGTATTGAGTATTTAATTTCTAATTTTATTAAACCTCCTGATATTTATTATAAAGGGAGGTTTTTTTATGCTCAAAGGTTACTTCACTATTATAAGAAAGGCATTATTAGAAGACAGAAAAAAGGGACAAGATTTATATTACGAATCCCATCATATAATACCTACATCATTCGGTAAAAAGAGTTCAACCGTCTTACTATCTCCTGAAGAACATTATAGAGCTCATAGATACTTAGCAGAATCATTTAAACATCATCCTATATATGGACAAAAAATGTTGTGGGCATTTCATAGAATGACTTACAATAATGGTAGAAAGATATCTGAACAGGAATATGTTGAGGCTAGAGAGATACTAATGATTCTATGGAAGAGGCCTAAAAATGAATCCTTTAAATCTGTTATGAGTAATAAGATGAAAGGTAATAAAAACGGAGTGGGTAATAAAAAGAATTGGACTCCTACGGATGAGCAAAGAAAGAATATATCTATAGCTGCCAGTAAGTGTAAAATAGGCAAAGTTGGAGAAGAGTCCAGAGCAAGTAAAGGCGCTGTAATATATGAGTCAGAGTCTGGAGATAGATTAGAAGCAGGCAGTGCTTTACAGTTGAGCAAAAAGATAGGTATAGATTTTAGAACAATAGGCTATAGATTAAAGAACAAACATGGTGTTATGTTTAAAGGATACAGAGTGTTTTACAAATAGTCTGACATATTT